TAAGACGGATTGGAAGTTGTACACCTTTCTTTCCTCTGCAAATTTCTAGATTCGATAGTAAAGCAATTAAAGCAATACACTTGAGTGGCAACTTTAACTAACCAATAAACTAATCAAGATAGGGACTGATATGCTAACAGTTAAAATATTTCGTAAAAATAATGACGGATTATCCTTGGATAGAACAAGAGTAATCTCCGCTTTAGAAACTAGTACAGACTACATTACTGAGGATGGAGTGTTCAAGAATCATTTCGTTATGGTGACAGATTATAAAGGTACAGTACACTCTTTCGATTTGGTTGAGGGTACTCGAATTTACGTAGAGAACCTTTCAGGGAAGACTGTACAAGTTTACCAATATTCAGAACCTGTACAATAAATTTTAAAACCCCGTAACTATTCTGGTTACGGGGTTTTTCTTATATCTAAATTTCCTACTCAAGTTTGATTAGTAATCGAACCATCTTTGATAATAGTCAAAAAATAATACACACCTTTATGCACATGTCAATATTATTTCATGATATAATTACAGGTACAGGATGATTTAAAATAATAAAGGCTTAACAGTAATGCAGGTAATATTACAGGATCTATTAGAGTGGTTTCTAAAATACTGGATTGCATTTACGGTAGGGATCTTGATTCCTCTAGGTAAATGGTTTCACGGTAAACTTAAACATCAAGATGAACTGACACGACAAGTGGAAAAGCTTGAAGGTAGGTTTGAAGACCTTGACGATAAATTCGATAGGTTTTGTGAAGATCAACGTAAGGCAGAAGAGAAGAGTGATGAACGTAATCAAATCCTTTTAGACCACCTTACAGATATGAAGCAACAATCAATGGATCGTCACGTAGAGTTGAAGGAAAGTATTGCAGAAGTTCGTCTAGAAGCTGCTGTAAACAAAGCTAAGATTGATCGATAATAAGGAGGTGTTATATGACACCTTTCTTACTTCCCTTTATCCTAGTTCTCTACGGAGAGTTTAGTAGGTATGGAGAGGTGAGGTATACAAGTCGTATTCTGTTGTATGGGTACTCTGGTAGTATAGTATCATCTATGTATGTACCAGAGCCTTTGTACGCAGGTATTGTTGCTTGTATTGTCCTCTTCATAACACTTTTCTATATATCCGTTACAAGCTCTGTTGATTGGCTAAGTTCAATACTGATCGTACCAATCTCTTTATTACTTTTAAATTACACTGTCGTATTTTTCCAACCAATAGATTTGATTCTTTTCCTCCCTGAATGGTACTTAGAGTACAGTCACAGAATAACACGGGAGATGTGGATATTGATGATACAAGGATTGAGTTGGTATTTTGGCAAGGATGATGAGAAATTGAATTATACTGTAGGGTTGTTGTACGCTGCAGAACAAACTATGTTGAGGATTTGAGTATGGCTAATTGGTTTACAAACTTATTCTCATCCGGTGTGGACAAGGTTGTAGGTAGTGTAGGAAAAGCTATTGATGACTTAGTAACTTCGGATGAAGAGAGGTTACAATTAAAGAATGCACTACAAAAAGAGATGAATGGTTTCAAGACCAGTCAAATGTCTCATGTCGAAAACTTGGAACAACAGATTACAGATCGTCACAAGACTGATATGTCCAGTGATAGTTGGTTAAGTAAAAACATCAGACCGCTTGCCCTTGCATTCATGACTGGGGCTACAGTGTTGTTAGCTTACTTGACAATCTTTGCAGAACTTACAACTGGACAAGTATCAGCATTAGAAGCTTGGTTACCACTACTGACTAACTTGCTCATGCTCATTTACGGGTTTTATTTTGGTTCTCGCGGTATTGAGAAGGTTGTACAGATGAGAAAGGATAAATAATATGGCTACATGTATTTGCGGTAACTATGTTCATATCAATTACGGAAGTAAGCAACAACACAGCATTGACTTATGCACAAGTTGTATGGCAGCCAGTAATAGTCCGAGTATTTGGAATCGGGACTATGAACACCAAGATGTGACAGGTGATGAGACTCTATATAATAAAGAGTATTCTGATAATTAGATATGAGATGACCTGCCATTCGGCAGGTCTTTTTGTTATTCAGGTTCCTTGAAAAGTAATAATTGATACTCTGGACAAGGTAACTCAACAACATTACCATCAATCTCCTTGTAATAAACAACGTACCCGTAATAGTTTCCTGATCTATGGTCTAGGTAGAAGAACCGTTTCATGGGTAATTGCCCTACTCCATTTTCTCCATAACCCCAGATACAGCTTTCCACTTCCAATACGTTACTGCTCTCCATTACAGAGATGATTTTACCTTCCTCCAGTCGACTATACTTCCCGTCGTCACACACCCAAACTTTATCCATATCAACCCTCCTGATTAATAATAGCTTCACGTACCACAGTAACAATACGACCAAGGTAAACGTAGTCATGATTCTCTTCGTAGATGTCACGGATATTATCGTAGCACCACTCGTTGAAGCAATCCTTGTCGTAGAATACACATTCCCAACTAGATTCACACAATGACCAATGATCCATCTTCCAATCATCGTAAGGGTGCTGTGGTGCAATATCTGATAAATCCAAACCTTCACATTGATCATACACTGTTCGAGCTATATCGGCATCTATAGACCATTCTGAGCGCATCTCAATTACACGTTCACGTACCTGTTTAACAAACTCTTGTTGCATTGCATGGTGGTCAAGTCCTATACACTTGCGTTCAATTTCTGTTGAGAATTTATCTGTCAGGTAATGAACATTTGTACGAGTGAAGAACTCCTTGAGGTTGCTTCCCATACTTCCGAAGTATACATTCCATGAACGATCCCAGCACTGAATAATAACTTTAGCTTGGCCTACTTCATACTCTTCGATCATAACAGAGATAGGATCAAGGTTAGGCACCTCTGTGATTTCTAATTTACGGATTTGTGTTTCTGTTACTTTCATTATTTTCTCCTTATCCCATCTTAAACAACATTTCAGTTTTATAATGCAACACCGTACGCAAAGTTTCAAGGTCTTCTGGTGATAAGTAGCCTTGACTTTCACGCTTAAGTCCTAGTTCCTTTTCGAAACAGATTATACGATCAAGGTTTGATTGATTTATATGTAAGTGTCCGTGTTCAAACAGGTATGCTAGTCTTCCCCTGATTGGAAGTTCAGAACGTACTTCTACTAAGGGCGTGATCATATTGTTGGCTCTTTCTCTTCAATTATCAACTCATAAGTATAGTTTGTAATCATACGTTCTACACAGTCTTTTCGTAGTTCTTCCCACTTCATTATCGCTAGCCCAGTCTTAGAGATGTGGAATGTGGTTATTAGTTCATAATCGCCGTAACCGTCTGTTTTCCATATCTGGTATTCGTAGTCTTCTTTCATTATTTCTTCTCCTGTTCCTGTTTGAGAAGGTCGCGTACCTCTTTCTCAAGTAAGTCTTCCATATCTGAGAACAATTGATCAATCTCTAAGTGCAATTTACAATGGTGTTTAAAACCTTTTCCACCAATGGCAATCTCTTTTTGTTTGATTTGAATCTGATTAATCAAACTGACGATAGGTTTAATTTCTTCGAACCCTAAATACAGGTCTTGTGTATCATCTGCTGCACAACGGTGTGCTGAGTAGTAAGTTAGTAGGGGTTGTTGTTGTTGCTTATTTTTCATATTACTTATCTCCCAAGAAATGTTCATAACTAATCACAAAACTATCAGCTTCAAGTCTACGAACTTCAGGGAAATTCTTATCCAAGAACTCTTCAATCTCGTTATGATTTACAACAACTGCTGTGCCCCAGTAGAAACATACAATCTTATCATTAATTTTACGGTAAGAAAGAGAGATCATGTTAGACTGATCTTTGGTCTTACCTGCAAATACCCCGATGTCATGGTAACCGTCTAGTACACCTTCGTGCCAAGATGTTTTATCTTTAAGCATCATCCAAACTAACATCTGTGTTGCTGAATCAGACTCTACTAGGTAATCTACGTTTGTGTTCATTGGTGTTCTCCTCATTGATTTGATGTAGCCATCTTACTGTGGATTGTTTCTTCCGTCAAGCAATATTTATAATTAATTGTTGAGAACAGTTACCAACACCTGTTATAATTAGAGGTATAGAAAGAAACAACATTCATCAACATACATTCGTGTGTGAAGATTAATAATCAATACAATAAACTGTCATAGTGTCGAGACCAATGTGCCTCTCCTTCACAACTCTTGACCATATGAAGTTTTACAGTTTATGGCAATCCTGTTCCTCCTCCTTAATAGGTGTTGTCATATTTAGCCTCGCTCTCGTGAATTCGGGGCGAGGTATTTTTATTTCAGCAGATAATATATTATAGGAAAAGTGATATGGCAATACTTATTAATGAGATTATGATGTATACGTACTTTATGTTAGGTACTCCGTGTGGACAATCGGAAGTTAAAGATATGAAATTGAAAGGGGTGTTTTAATGGGACTAATTAAACGAGGGGGTATTTAATATGGCAGCAGAACAGAAGCGTGGTCGAGGCAGACCTAAAAAGGAAGTAGAACTAGCTAACAAAATGGAAGCTGCTGAACTCAAGATGAAAGAACTTGAGGTAGTATTGGCTACACGAGTGACGGCAGCACATGAGAAGTTAGTAACAGAGTTTGAAGAACATATCGCATTCATCTCACGAGTAGCTAAAGGTGAAGAAAAAGGTGCAACGATGGCTAATCGTATCAAGTGTGCCGAGATGATGATCAAGCGTGTGGATGAACTTAAAGAGAAGTTGGATGTGGATATTGATCCTGAGGCTTTGGAAATGAACGATCCTCTAGGAGAAGAGAGCGAGGGTTCCGCAGAGGGTCATGATGAGAATGTGATACAATTTGGCTAAACTAAAACACCCTGCTTCGGCAGGGTTTGTTCTTTACTAGATAAAGACCAACGTGATATAATTAAGGTTATACCACATAAAATGTAAGGAGGTAACTTGACTAGACGTACTGTATTTTACACAGAGCAAGAGGTTGATGAGTGGGTTTGTGATTGGAAACCTGTAAGTAAAAAGTTTAAAGATTTAACAGGATACAAACAAGGAGAATTAACCGTAATAAAACTTCATAAGAGGATTAAACCACATACTCATTGGTTTGTAAAGTGTGGTTGTGGTAATATTTTCTCTATATCTACAAATAATATTTCCTCTGGTAGGGAAAGATGCTCAGAGTGTTCTTTTAGACAGGTAGCTGAGAAGAAGAAGAATACTGTAGATGTGGGCGGTAGGATGAAAGCTATAACATCTAAGTTTCCTAACCTTACCCTTGTAGAAAAATTATCTACAGGGAAGTGGAAATTCTATTGCAGTTCTTGTAATACAGAGTTTCGAGAATATTCGTTAGAACTTTTAAAACCTGAATATGAAGCTACATCTTGTAGGTGCGATAATGGTAAAAAATTTACCCAATGGACAACAAAACTCAGGGAAGGGCAAATCCACGAAAGATGTAACTTGCTAGGGTTGAATTTTGACGGTTGGGAGTCAGAGGAAGGATATAAAAATAACTGTTCAAGGATATTCTTAAGTTGTAAGAGGGAACATGAATGGTCTTCTAATATAAATAACTTCCTAGGTAACGGGATGTATGGATGTCCTGATTGTTATGAGGATCGTAAGGGTAGAACATTATCTCATGGTTTGAAAAAATTTATAACTGATGGTACTTCGGTTCACAATGGGCAGTTTGATTATTCTGAATATGAATATAAATGTTCAAGAACCCCAAGCAAGGTTACCTGTAAGGTCTGTAATGAAAGCTTTAAGGTAAGTTATGACAACCATGTTAACAAAAAGAGGGGCTGTCCTTCTTGTAAAGGTAAGAATCAGAAACACACCTACTTGATATTAGTGCATGATAATTCTTTACCTGTCGCAATAAAGTATGGGATTGCAAAAGATACAGACAGGAGGTTTGATGAACACACAAAAGCTTGCATTTTCGAAACCTCACTTCTTTCTAATTGGAAATTCCCAGACAGTATATCTTGTAAAGGAGCAGAATTGGAAGTTAAACAAAACGTAAAAGGTAGTGTATTATCTGTCCAAGAATTTCCATCAGGTAATACAGAAACGACCTATGTCCACAACCTAGAGTATATTGAAAGTGTCTACAAGAAGTACGGAGGTATAAAGGTTTATGAGTAATTACTGGAAAAAATTTCCTCCAGTGAATAAATTCACTTTAGATTTTAGGAAGAAGCACGGAGCAGGGGTAATGGAAGTGAAGCCACAGGAGGGGCCACAACGCTCTTTTATCTCCTGTATGGCAGGATTTTCAGGAAATGAACGTAGAGACCAAGATTTCCCTTTAATATTCTACGGAGGCGCTGCTGGCGGGGGAAAAAGTTGGTCTCTTCTTGCAGATGCCTTAAAATATATCGATTGTCCTGACTTTTATGGTGTATTCTTCCGTAAAACGGTTAAACAGCTACGTAGGACATTATGGAAAGAGGCTAAGAAAATGTATATGCCATTGCTTATCGATAGTGATGGCAGGTTTATCGGAAAGGCTCTAATAAAAGAACAAGACATGATAATACGATTCCCCACAGGAGCTACTTTAGAATTCTCCTACCTAGATAGGGATGCCGATGCTGAGACTAACTGGCAAGGTGCGGAGATCACGGGAGCGTACTTCGATTTGAGTAATTTGGTCGCTTCACACCGAGAGGTGTGTCGAATAATTGGATGAATTCAGGGAACCCTTAACACGTAACGGTGATGGCAATCCTGAGCGAAGCCTCAGAGTAGGAACGTGCAGAGATCACCTGTGCTGTAGCGATACGGCTTAATAACAGGAAATAGGTAACGGGTAGTGCCTTACTGAAAAAGCGTCCGACATCTTTCGAGATGATGATATGATCCGATCCTTTAGCGAAAGCTTTAGAAGTATAATGGAATTTACTCACTTTTCCGAATACTGTTTTAACTATATTCGTACTCGTATGCGTTCTGATTCTAAATATGAGTCATTTATTCGGTGCGGAATGAACCCTCACCCCACACATTTTGTACATAAATATATTGATATTTTTATCGACCAAGAAACTGGGTACGCAATAAAAGAATATTCTGGAAGACCTGCATATTACATTGTAGATAAAGGTGAAGTAATTACAAGTTTTGATTTTGATGGCTTGAAAGAGAAATACCCAGATAAATCTCCTCGAAAGTATACAATGATTCCTTCATCTTTAGAAGACAACCAACACATGTTAGCTAAGAATAGTGATTACCGTGAAGTTCTTGAAGCTAATGACCCTGCAAACGCAGAAATGTTATTATCAGGTAACTGGAAGTACACACCTGCCGCAAACGGGGTGTGGGAACGATCTACGGTCAATGGACAGATTGTGGACTCGGTACCTTTAGGGTGTAAGAAGTATCGTGCTTGGGATAAAGCAGCTTCAAAACCTGCAAAAGAAGGTGGTGACAGTAAGACCCTCGACCCTGATTATACCTGCAGTATTGGTATGGCGGTCAACAAAAATTCGGATATTTTTGTCTTCGGGGATTATGTACCTGATAAAGAGGGAAAACAAAGAGCGAGGTTTAGGGAAAAGCCCGGACTTCGTGATGATTTTATCCTCGAACAGTGCAGGTTTGATGGAGATGACGTGATTCAAATTTTGCCAAAAGATAACGGTCAAGGGGGCTTATTCGAGTTCAAAGAATCCGCCAAGAAGCTGCAGGTGGAAGGGTTTACAGTGAAACAAGATCCTTCTATATCCAATGCAAGTAAAGCAAAGCGTTTTGACCCCTTTGCAGCAGGTTGTTACATAGGGCAAGTCTATTGGGTTAAAAGTAGTTTCGAACCTGCAGTATGGGATTACATGCTGTTGGAGTTAGAGAACTTCAACCCTCTCACAAAGAATAATGGATTTCACGATGACCTTGTGGACTGT